AACAAAGACCACAAGCGACTTTCCCGTAGCTACAAGAACGACTGACTTTGTGATTACAGGATCAAGCCTTTATAGATTTACAACGGTAACAGGATCAGGATTAGTTGCAAGTTCATCTAATAGCGTATTTACTTATACAGGCGCAGCTTCTATAACCCTAAAGATGTTATATTCATTTTCAGGGGAATCAACAAGCGGTGTTTTTTATATTTTAAAAAATGGCGTAAGCGTTTATGAATCAAGTTTTGCTGACGGAGTTGGATTAGGTGGGGAATTTGAATTATTAATAAATACAAATGATGCAATTAGTTTTAGATTTACCAATACCGCACCTAATAGAGATGATCCACCTGTTACGATAACAGAGGGCGAAGTATCTTTTTTTTCTGAATCTTCTGTGCCTGTTGATGTAGCTTATGGGGATGCATTAGTTATTAATGATACAATCCCTAAAGGTATATTTCAAAGAGACTTTTTTTTAAGCATTACAAAGATGTTTAATTTATATGTGTATGAAGATACTTGGGATGAAAAAAAGATAATGATAAAACCATATATTAATTTTTATCCAGAAACAAGTGCAACGGCTTTAGATTGGTCAAATAAAATAGACAGGGCGAAGCCTTTGAGTATCAAGCCAATGAGTGAATTAAACGCAAGATATTTTCATTACAAGTTTAAAGAGGATAATGATTTTTACAATGAGAATTATCAAAAAAAATACAATGAAAGCTACGGGGATAGAATTTATGATACTGAATTTGATTTTAGCAAAGAAACAGACACGCTTGATGTAATCTTTGCGCCGAGTGTTTTATACCAAAAGACAGGAACAGATAAAATTTACCCTGCTATTTATAAGGTATCTGATAATAACACAAAAGAAAATTCAATGGATAGTGTTATCAGGATTATGCAAGCTAAAAAGATCACAGGTAGAACGAGTTATAATATATTAAATAATTTATCAGTACTTGATACCCTTACTACCTATGGATATGGCGGGCATTTAAACGATCCTTATGCGCCTACAAACGATATTAACTTTGGCGTACCTTTTGAGATTCAATTTAATGCTACAACTTATCCTACGACTAATGTATTTAACGCCTATCATAGTGAATATATAGCGGAAATAACAAGCAAGGATTCAAAGTTATTATCTTGTTCGGCTTTATTGGATACGCTTGATATTATGAACTTAGACTTTAGTAAGTTTTATTGGATTGACGGGGTATTATTTAGACTCAATAAAGTAGACGGGTTTAACCCAATGGAATATAAGACAACGAAAATTAGTTTATTAAAGGTTATTGAAACAAAATATTTTTTATAATGGCACAGAATTTAGATTTAAACATAAATGTCAATACGGATCAGGCAGGTAAATCCATCGGATCACTTAAATCACAATTAAGAGAAGCGCAGGCGGATGTAGTTAAATTATCAGACAAGTTCGGTGCGACATCTAAGGAAGCTATTGAGGCAGCAAAAAGGGCAGCAGAATTAAGGGATAGGATTGGGGATGCAAGAGCATTAACAGAAGCCTTTAATCCAGATGCAAAGTTTAAAGCATTAACGGCATCCTTATCTGGCGTTGCGGGTGGATTTGCAGCCGTTCAAGGTGCTATGGCATTATTTGGATCTGAAAGTGAGGACTTGCAAAAAACTTTAGTAAAAGTTCAAAGTGCTATGGCTTTATCTCAAGGCTTACAAGCAGTAGGGGAAAGCATTGATAGCTTTAAGCAATTAGGTGCCGTTATTAGAACGCAAGTTGTAAGCGCATTTAGTACATTAAGAGGCGCAATAATAGCAACAGGGGTTGGTGCATTAGCCGTTGGATTGGGTTTACTAATAGCAAACTTTGAGAAAGTAAAAGAAACTTTAACTAATTTATTTCCAGGCTTAATTGAATTTGGCAATCAAATTAAAAATATCGTTCAGGGAATAACTGATTTTGTTGGTATTACAAGCGAAGCAGCAAGGGTGCAAGATAATTTCAAATTAAGTATAGAAACTTCAAATAAGGCAATAGACAATCAAATTAAGATTTTAGAAGCACAAGGTGGTAAAGAGGATGAAATATATAAGAAAAAAAGAGAAAGGATTTTAAATCAAATAAAATTAGTAAAAGATACAACGGACGAGGAAAGACAAAAAAGGGCTGACTTAAATACGGAATTGCAAGTATTAGATTTAAACGAAGCCAATAGAATTAAGAAAGCAAATGAAACGGCTGCTAAAGAAAGAAAAGATGCATCAGATAAAAGGGAAGCAGAGGAAAAAGCAAGGATTGAAAAAGCACAAGCAGACGCAAGGGCTTACGAACAATTTGATACGGAACTTCAACAACGATTAATGCAGCTTGATGAGGAAAGGGCAGAGAAAAAAAGAGCATTAGATTTTCAAAATATACAAAACCTAATAACAGATATAGATTACGAAAATGATTTATTAGATATTGATTTTGAAGCAGATCAACAAAGATTAGCTAATAAGGAAGCATATATTGCAGAACAAAAAGCAATAGAATTATCAAATTTAGAACTTTCAGAAAAGGAAAGATTAGAGATTATTGCTAAATATGCAAAGCAAGAGCAGGATATTGATAAGGATATTACTGCAAGTAAAAAAGCTGAACAAGAAGCAAAAACTGCAATGGAATTACAATATCTTGGATTTGCAGAACAAGCAGGTAATTTATTAGGACAGATAGCAGGGAAAAATAAGTCAGTTGCAATCGCGGGTTTATTAATTGAGAAAGGTGCAGCTATTGCTAAGATTATTACACAGATGAACACCGTTCCCGCTATTTTACCGCCAGGCATTCCTAACCCTGCTTTTATTCCTTCAAGAATTGGTGGCGCGTTGTCTATTGCTTCTGTTATTGCTGCTTCTGTAAATGGTATTCAACAAATTAATCAAGCGGGAAATGGTGGCACAGGTACAAGTTCAGTTCCTGCAATATCAACCCAAGCCCCAATGATTCCACAATTACCTGTTGCTCAAACTACAAATATAAGCAGAGAATCAATAAATGATTTAGGCAATCAAGCAGTCAGGGCATACGTTATTGAAACAGATATAACAGGCAATCAGCAAAGAATGGCAGCCATAAGACAAAGGGCAAGATTTAGTTAAACGATAAATATTCACAAATAAACTATTTAAAGATATGAATACAGAGATACCTATTTATATGTTGGACATTACGGATAGCATAGAAGATGATTCACAAGTTGATTTCATTGCATTAGTTGATCGTCCTGCAATACAAAAGAATTGGAACGCTTTTAATAAAACCCAAAAATTTGAGGTAACAAATGAAGATCGCCGTATTATTTCGGGTGCTATTATGTTGGCTGATACGCCTATTTTTAGGTCTGATGCTACTTATGGCGATTACTATGTGGCTTTTAGTTCAGACACTATTCTTAAAATTGTTCAGAAGTTTTTTAAAAAAGGATTCCAGAGCAATGTAAATTTAATGCACGATTCTAACCAACAATTTGAGGGCGTTACTTTATTTGAAAGTTTTATATCAGATCCTTCGCGTGGTATTATGCCAATGAAAGGCTTTGAAGATGCGCCTGTTGGCAGTTGGTTTGGATCTATGATCGTGGATAATGACGAGGCTTGGGCTAAGGTTAAAAACGGGGATATAATGGGATTCAGCGTAGAGGGGTTATTTACCTACAAACCGAAGGAAGTAAACAAGGTTGCGTCTATGGTTGATGCAATCAAAAAAATATTATCACAAGTTAAGTGATAAACTATTTATTTTTTAACTATATAATAAAAAAAGTATGAACGCACAGGAAGCAATTTTAAAAATTAAGGCTTTGTTTGAGGACAATGCTGCGCCTGTTAAAGAAGATGAAGCTAATAACCCTAAAGTTGAGGAAACTAAGGTTGAAATGGCAGAATATTCATTAATGGACGGAACTAAGGTTGAGATTTCAGCTTTAGAGATTGGCGGTTTAGTAACTATTGAAGGGCAACCTGCACCGGCAGGGGATCACGAATTAATGGACGGATCAGAAATTACTTTAGACGAGAACGGAAAAATTACCGCTATTGAAACTAAAGTAGTAGAAGCAAGTCCAGAAGTTGATACAGAAGTTGAAGCGGGAGCAGATTACAAAGATAAAAAGATTCAAGAAATGGCTGAACAATTTGAAGCAAAGATTGCTGAATTAATTGAAGCTAAGAATGTATCTGACGCAAAAGTTTTGGATTTAGAAGATAAGGTTAAGCAAGGATTTGCACAAGTAGCTGAATTAATCGAAGCACTTTCAAATACGCCAAGCGAAGATCCTATTAAAAAACCAAATAGCTTTAATGAGTTTGTAAATACAAAGGGCATTAAAGAACAAAGATTAGAAAAATATAGAAACGCAATTTTAAACAAATAAAAATTAATAACAATGGCATTTAACGTAGACGCATTAGCAGCTTATACAGAGCAAAACGAAGCCTTATTGGTAACTGATTCTGTATTAGGAGCAAAAACCGCAGCTTTAATTAAAAGCGCAGGTAACGTTATGGTGGGCGTAAAGTCTGCTGAAACGATTAACATTATGGACACAGACGCGATCTTCCAAGCAGGTGGATCTTGCGGATTTAACGCATCTGGTTCTACAACTTTTACTCAAAGAACAGTAACAGTTGGAAAAATTAAAGTAAACGAATCTTTATGTCCTAAAGACTTGGAATCTAAGTACTTACAAAAAGCATTACCAACAGGATCAATGTATGATTCAATTCCTTTTGAGCAAGAATTTGCTGAGAAGAAAGCAAAAACAATCGCTGCTCAATTAGAAACTGCGTTATGGCAGGGCGATACAACGTCTGGCAATGCGAATCTATCTAAATTTGACGGGCTTGTTAAGTTAATTGGTGCTGCAACAGGTGTTGTAGCTGCTAACGCTTCTACTTTTATCAGTGGTGCGCCTTTAAGCACAATTACTGCTGGTAATGTAATCAGCATTTTTGATGGTGTATATCAAGCAATCCCTGCACAAGTTGTAGCTGCTGATGATATGACTATCTTCTGTGGTCAAGACGTATTTAGAACTTACACTATTGCATTAAAGAACGCAAATCAGTTCCATTATTCAATTGATGTAAAAGCTGATAGCGAGTTCGTATTACCAGGTACTATGATCAAAGTTGTAGCACTTGCAGGTTTGAACGGAACTAACAAGGTTTACGCAATGCGTTTATCTAACTTGTTCTTAGGAACAGATTTATTGAACGAGGAAGAGAAGTTTGAAATTTTCTACGCAAAAGAAGCTGATCAAGTTCGTTTTGTAAGTGAATTCAAAATGGGTGTAAACGTAGCGTTCCCAGATGAGATCGTTAAGTTTATCTTAGCATAATTATTGGGGGGTTTAATCGCCCCCCATTTTTAATAAAATTTTAAATTATATATTATGCCGTGCGCATTAACATCTGGATATACTTTAGACTGCCGAGATAGCTTAGGCGGTGTTACGGAAGTGTATTTCATAGAAGCAGCCAACGTAACTGCAACAACCGAAGCAAGCGGAGTGATTACAACATTAACAAAGGCAACAGGTAAAAGATTCTACAAATACGAGCAAGTGAAAGATACATCAATGATGAATCAAACAATCACTACTAACGTACAGAATGGAACTGTATTTTATGCACAGGAATTAATGGTTGTATTAAATAAATTACAAACCGCTACAAGAAACGAAATTTTATTGCTTGCTCAAAATACTTTGATTGCAGTAGTAAAAGATTCAAATGGCAATTATTGGTATCTTGGTAAAACAAGAGGATTAGATTTAACTGCCGGTACTGCGGGAACGGGTACTGCACAAGGCGACAGAAGTGGATTCACTTTAACCTTTACAGGTGCAGAAGCCGCATTAGCACCAAGCGTTGCACAAGCAGTTTATTCTGTATTGACAACCGCAGGCGCATAAGTTTTTTCATAGGTTTATAGGTTTGCCGCCGTTCCTTCATTGGTTCGGCGGTTTTTTATTGTAGTATATGCAATAAATTAGCTTTTTAGCTATATAGTTTATATGATTAGGTTAACAAAAGGATCAACCCAAAACATAATTTTGACTTTAACTGAAAAGCAATTATTGACTAATCCAAACTATTTGTTTGTATTTACTAATAGAAGCGCAAATACAGAGGTTAAATTTGTTAGGTTAAATAACACAGACATAAGCCAATATAAGGACAGATACAATGAATTTAGTATCGTTACAAATACTAATTTTAGTACTGCTTTAAATGGTCAATATGATTACGATATATACGAACAGACAAGTACATCTAACCTTAATCCTGCGGGTTTAAATTTATTAGAATCAGGGATTATGGAGTTAGTCGGAACGCCTTTCAATTTCACGGAATATACTACAACGGACACTTATAAAATAAGACAATAATGGATTTAAGAGTACTAACATTTGCGGAAGCCAAGCAGCCTGAATTTAAAGAAAAGAAAGGCGAAGGATATATTCAGTATGGCGATCGCAACGATTACCCAAACTACTTAGTTGAACTTTTTAATAAGTCAGCCAAGCATAATGCTATCATAAAAAGCAAGGTGCATTATATTACTGCAAATGGTTGGTCAGGAAGTCCAGAGGCAGATCCTTTTATTAAGAAAGTTAATAGAATGGAAAGCCTTGAAGATTTAACAAGAAAGGTGTCTTTAGATGCTGAATTATTTGGAGGTTATTATTTAGAGATTATTTGGTCAGTTACAGGTCAATTGGTTGAAATATGGCATTGTGATTACACTAAGATTCGTACCAATAAAGACAATACACAATTTTGGTATAAGGAAGATTGGGGGGATAGGGCAGAAAAGGCGGAGGTTTACCCTGCTTTTAATCCTGCTAATCCATACGGCAAGCAAATCCTTTATATTAAAGAATACCGCCCAAATATGGGTTATTATTCTTTGCCAGGTTACTTTGGTGCGCTTAATTACATAGAATCAGATATTGAAATATCTAAGCACGTTTTAGCTAATGCACAGACAGGGTTTTCTGCAAGTAAACTTATTACTTTACCTAATGGCGATCCTTCGGATGATGAAAAGCGCAATATTGAAAAACGCTTTACAAATAGATTTAGCGGATCAGATGGCAAGAAGTTTATTTTAGCTTTCGTAAATGATAGTGCAAGAAAGCCTATCGTTGATGATCTGGGAACTTCTGATATTACAAAAGAAGATTTTGGGCGTGTGGATATGCTAATTCAAACTAATATTTTCTGCGGACATCAAATTACAACGCCTTCAATCTTTGGTATTGCAGAAGCGGGTAAATTAGGTAGCCGTTCGGAAATGCGCGACGGATATGAGATTTTTAAAAATACTTACGTTAATAGTAAGCAAATGCACCTTGAAGGTGTATTTAATATGCTATTTAAGTACAGAGGCATTGAGGACGCAGAATTACATATTATTCCAACAGAGCCGATTGGATTTGAGTTTACAGAAAATCTTTTAAAAGAGATTGCACCAAAAGAATGGTTGCTTGAAAAGGCGGGTATTGATATGAGTAAATATCAAGCACCAGAGGAAGCGGTTACAGTTGTCCAATCTGCGCAATTTAAGGACGATTTTAGCGTATTTTTTGAGTTTGGCGAGGATAAGGCTTCATACAATATTTGGAAGTCAAGAACGCGCTTTAATGACGATTCTGAATATCAGTTATTTGCAGAGGTAAACCAATTACAAGCGAATGTGCTTGATTTAATGGCTAAGGATAAAAGAATAACGCCAGAAGTTTTGGCGACTACCTTAGATCAAAACGTGGATACTATCAATCAAGTGATTAAAAAATTGATTGATGACGGGCATATCCAACCAAAACAATACACAATAGGAACAGGGATTGATGAAAATGTGATCACGGAGCATACTTTGACAGAGCCTTTAAAGAATATTTTAGAAAAAATTAAGCCACAGACAACGGAGTTGCTTATTAGATATTCCTATGAATGGAGATCTGGATTTAGTAAATCAGACATAGATACAAGCCGTCCTTTTTGTGTGGCTTTATTAGAAGCAAAAAAGCTATATAGCCGTAGCGAAATAGAGTTAATGAGTGCAAGGTTAGGTTATTCGGTTTGGGATCGTAAAGGCGGTTGGTACACAGAATCAAGTGGCAAACATAGCCCAGAGTGCAGACATCAATGGGTTTCAAACATAGTAACAAGAAAAAAATAATGAGCAAGAATACTTTATTTATATCAGTTCAGTCAATTAAGGACAGAACAGGATTACACGCAAACGTAGATGAAAAATTAGTATTGCCTGAAATCAAGACGGCGCAAGATATGTATATTTTGCCTGCTTTAGGATCAGCACTTTACAATGAATTACAAACGGCGGTTGATACCAATACATACACAAATTTACAAACGACTTTATTAGATGATTACATAGTAGATACATTAATCTATTTTGTAATGTCTGAATTACCACAGGGATTGTCTTTTCAGTTTTACAACAAAGGGCTTTTAAGAAAGACGGGCGAGAATCAAGAAAGTCCTTCAATGCAAGATATGATTGACGTGGCAAATAGATACAAGGCAAGAGCAGAATTTTACAAGCAAAGGTTAATTAAATACCTAAAACAAAACAATGCTTTATATCCTAACTACTTAAACTTTGGTAGCGGCATTGATTCAATCAAGCCTGATAATGAAGGTTACACGGTTTCAATGTATTTAGGGGATGCTTGCTGCAATGATGATTACGACGGGAAAAATAAAAAAACATTCGAGGAAAGGTATCAGGGTAATATTGGATGCTGCTAATATGAGTAAACAAGTAACTATAAAAAACCAAAATAAGCTAAAAGTTTATTTGGAAAAAGCAAAAAAGAATGACATTAAACCAAATAGTCAAAGAACTGACAAAGATAGGAAACGACCACGAACAGATTAATTTTGTTTATTTTGGCGATGTCTGGGAACGTTTAAGCAATGGCGAGGTTACTTATCCTGCTATGTTTTTTACGTTAACGGGTGCTACAATAGGTGCTAAGGAAATAGATTATAATTTTAGTTTTTACTTTATGGATAGGATGCTATCAGAGGAAACAAACGAAACGGAAGTTTTATCAGATCAAACATTGGTAGCACAAGATTTTATTGCTCAATTAAGATATCCTTTAGATTATGGGATAGTTACTTGGACTTGCGGGGATAACATTCCAATTACATATTTTACGGAATCTGATCCTGATTTTTTAGCAGGTGTCAAGTGTGATATTACTTTGAATTTACCATTTATAAACAACAGGTGCCAAGTGCCTACAAATTATACTTATTAATGGAATCTAAAAAAATTAACCAATTAGCGACAAATGTTTCGCCTCAAACTTCTGATTTAACAATTATAGGCGATCCGATTACAGGAGTAAGTAAAAAGATTACGTTATTACAGATAGCTAATTTATTTTCTACAGTTGGAACGGTTACAAGCGTAGGTATTACAGAAACAGGCAACGCTTTAACAATAACAGGCAGTCCAATAACAAGTGCGGGAACGATTAATATAGGATTTGCAGGAGCAGCTACTCAATATGTTAGAGGGGATGGTGCATTGGCAGATTTTCCTACATCAACAGGCGGGGGAAGTTCGGTATCTTATTATTTGAATTCAAGTGTAAGTCAAGGTACTATTGGAGGTGTTGATTATAGAGAATTAAGTAAAGATCCAATTGCAGGTGCGGGAACTGATATTACTATTTCAGCTAATGGATATGTGGCAAGTTTCTTAACAGACGCAAATGATCCTTCTTTATTAGAAGTACCTGCGGGAAACTTTAATTGTGAGTTATATTTTAGTGTGAATTCTAATAATCACAATCCTTATGTATATGCAGAGGTTTATAAATATGATGGCTCAACTTTTACATTAATAGGAAGTAGCCAAAGCGTTCCAGAGTATTTAACAAACGGAACTACATTAAGTCCTTATTATTTTGCTATCCCTGTTACTCAAACTACTTTAGCAATAACAGATAGAATAGCAATTAGAATCTATGTAAACGTAGATACAAAAGTAGTTACTTTACATACAGAGAACAATCATTTATGTCAAGTAATTACAACCTTTTCTAAGGGCTTGACTTCGTTAAATAACTTAACAAGACAAGTACAATTTTTAGCGACAGGAACAAGCGGAACTGACTTTAACATCTCAAGTTCAACGGCTACTCATACTTTTAATATACCTGTGGCTTCGGCTACAAATACAGGTAAGTTAAGTTCAACGGATTGGAGTACGTTTAACGGAAAACAACCTGCTTTAAGTGGAACAGGATTTGTAAAGATTAGCGGAACAACTATAAGCTATGATAATAGTACATACTTAACAACAAGTTCTGCAGCTTCAACTTATGTACCTTATACAGGTGCAACGGCTAATTTAAATATGGGTTCATTTGATATACTTTTAAGAGACTTAGCAGTAAATAATGTTCAACCCAATGGAGATAATGTTTATGATATAGGCATTTCGGGTGGTTTCAATTTTAGAAATGTTTATGCTTATTCTTTCGTAAAAAAAGGAGGAACTTCAAGTCAATTTCTTAAAGCAGATGGTTCGGTTGATTCAAGCACATACTTAACAACAAGTTCAGCAGCAAGTACATATTTACCTTTAGCAGGTGGAACTTTAACAGGTACATTAAACGGAACAAGTGCAGTTTTCTCAAGTACTATGCAAGCATCTGCATATAGATTGTCAGGAATGACCGCAGGTAGTGGTGCTTTATATTGGACATCTGATAGAGTTACTTTAGCTAATTACAATGCAACTGGTGTAGTACACATTGAAGCAAATGGAGGTGCAGGTGTAGCTACTTTTGGTGGTAGTACATTTAATAATGATTTTGTAGGAACAGGTAGATTCACAGGTGCTTTAACAGGTACAAGTGCAAATTTTAGTAGCAATGTTGCTATTGGGGGTGCTACATCGCCACCAACGGCAGGTTTAAAAGTTGCAGGTGATATAATTTCGGAAAATGGTATTGGTGTTTCTAATGTAGAAGGTGGTGTAGCTGCAAACTATTATACTACATATTCAGGTGGCGGTACACCTTTAGGTTTTCTTTATGGCTCAGGTGGAGTAGTATGGAGTAATGGTGGTACTAAAATGAGCTTAACAAGTGCGGGTGCTTTACAATTAGTAGGTGGTTTAAGTGCAACAACAGGTACGTTTAGTGGCAATTTGACTATTGATACAGATACTTTATTTGTTGATAGTACAAATAATAAAGTTGGAATCGGAACGACTTCGCCTTATACTAAATTTCAAGTTAATGGTGGAAATGCATCAATTTTAAGTAGTTCTACTGCTGCAACTGATG